TTTTAATTTTCATTTTTAGCCTTTCCTATTAGATCTCGGACATACTTCTCTGCTTCGAAATCACTTGCGCTTGCGTGGTGAATTCCACCGACCCCTCGATGGTGCTTCTCACATAACCACATAAGATTTGCTGCTGATTCTACCCACTCGCCAACCTCTTCGGGATTGGAAACGCCCGGATAGTCCACTTCCAGCCAGCGCAAATCGACTCCATTTTGTAAAGAGAACTCGATATGAGCGTGATGAAGTTCAAGCCCACCACCGCAATCGGAGAAGTCGTTACGGTGTTCGCCTAACGAGCATTTGGCGGTGTCCTTAGTGGCCTTGCGGAAAGCGTTAAAATCTTTGTAATGCGGGTCGTTTTCTCTCGGCGAGTGTTCAGGGAAATGAACCACATAACGATTCGTAATACTTTGGTCATGAGCATCGGTCACGATAAAGCCTTCAAGAAATCAGCGATGGGGAAGTTTTTGCCGGGGTCAGTATGGCCGCCCGCAATCTTCTTAGCCGCCGTAATGTCGGAGTGATAGCAATAGCCTTTTGTCTTTCCATCAACGACCTGAGCAGGGCTAAGGTATACGGCAGGGATTCCGTACTTAGATCCCAGAGCCTTAGAGAGTTCAACTAACTTAGCCAATTCCGCCATCGAATAAGCGTCTTTCCATTGAGCACCGGTCTGAGAAGCTGCTCCTGCCAATTCGATTGAAATACTCTGTTGATTGAGGTTATAGTCATCAACCGCCCACGCCGTATCGGTATCTTTAACGGTTTGAATAATGTCCTTATCGTCCACGCAGTAATGAGCCGAAGCCTCAGGCGCAGTAGAGCCAGCGAACCATGCAGCAACCTGCTTTGCCCGACCTTCTGTTTCCGGCGTTTCCATCGTGTGAATTACAATCATCCGAGGCGTATGACCACCACGACCAGCCGTGAAGTGTTTAGCCTGAACGAAAGGATATGTCATTTGTCCAATTCCAATTTTGTTTTGATGATTGCCTGATTTATCTTCAATTCTTGTAACGCTTCGTCTTGGCGATTCATTTGATCTTTCATAGATCCACCGCCGTTTTCATAAAGTTGATATTCGATTTTATCGAGTCTTTTATCTATTTTTTTGAACATACGACTTAACCAGAATAAAGGTGCGCCGATAATTGCCACGCTTTCCAATACAGCCCAGATTGCGTTTGATACTGTGCCGATGTTGTTCCAGAATAGCATTTGCGCCCTTTCGGGTTATTGTCTAGACGATAGTTACGGTACGAATTGTACCCGTTGAATCAACTACTTTCAGAGTGTTTGAAGTTGAGTTAAACCACATATCTCCGTTGCGCTTATTTGTAGGATCAGTAGCGACTACCGGAATTGTAAATCTTTGAGCCGTTTCTAATTTACGAATACGGGAGTAGATATCGTCGAAAATGTCTTTCAAGTTAGGCGGAAAGTTTAAGTACCCCATTATGCCCCTTAGTTCGAAGTGTTTGTCAGGGTAATTGTAACGATTTCAGCCGAGCCACTTTCACCGACAGAAACGTTATACGCCACGATTCTGAAAACGGTATCCAGTTGAGTTGGGAATCTATCGTCGAGAATCCTCACGCGAGCATCATCCCCCACCTCATACGAACCAAAAATCGGGTCGGTGTAAGGTGTTAGTGAAACCTTTATTGTTGTCGGCGGATATGAAACTACCGAAACCTGACCACTTGCCAAGTTACTTAAAAGGGTCGCATCTGCTACGTCGGAGTAGTTAGCCTGATCTTCCAGCAACGGCCATCCGGCGGCAATCTTAGAACCATCCACGGCGGTCGAAAGTAACTTGCCCGGATTGGATCCAGCACCGAGGGCATAAAGAGTATTAGTGGCGATGCTTCCATCTTCGGGGTATGAGTATTCGATGGCGTTTGCAGGTAATTCGAGAACCGGTGCCGTCGTGCTGGTGCTTGAATAAACCCTGCCGTAGCGAGGATAACCAAGTCGAAGCAATTTAGCAGGATTTCCATTTGAGTCGTAATAAACATAAATGTTGAAATCGAACCCAGTCGCAGAACGAGATAAATCTTGAATAAGCGAAAATACGGTTTTGTATTCGTAGCCATAAACGGTTCGGTTAATTAACACTCCGGAAGTTTCCGTACCAACAGTCACGCCGATATTGCCATTAGTAGCAGACTGAGCCGTGTTCACGATAGATCTCACGGCGGCTAATTGGTCAGTACCGGAGAAAACTACATCCGAGGTAATTCTGCGCCTCTCGAAGTACNACTCGAACTCTCTTGCGGTTAATTTCATTGTTTGATTTGCCGAAGTGAATTCACGATTCCAGATGATGCCGCCCCATACGAGAACGCCATCCCTATCAACGTACAATGCAGTACGAGCAGGAATAGTGCCGTTATTGACATTAAGGTTTGCCGTATTGACACCGGATAGCAAGAGTTCGCCCGTAAAAGTTCCAGACGTGTTGAGTTGCTGAGTAAAATTGACATTTGTTAAAGGCAATTCAGCAAGAATTGTATTCGTCAAAAGGTCAGCGAATAGATAGCGGTAATTGGCCATCTGACTACTCTACTGTTTGAAGGTTTGTAAACTCATCCTTGTCGGGATCATAAACGTATCCGATTCCAGCATAAAGCCCTCGAAACTTCGAGTTGTACGAAGTCTGTTTCCACTCGGTATCGTCACCGAATAAAGATTTACAGAACGCTACGCCGATTGGCTCCGACTCTGGAAAATCTTTGTTTTCGAGGACTTCGTTATTTACAACGATTACTTGACCAACTGTATTGCCGTTCATTTTTGCAAAATGTGCCATTGAATTATCCAATCACTATAACGACATATCCAGAACCGCCATTGCCGCCTTGACCTGTTCCACTAGCATTTGCCCCACCGCCACCACCACCGCCAAGATTTGCTGTTCCATTTGATCCAACACCTTGACCTGTAGCACCATTTCCACCAGCACCACCGCCACCAGTTCCACCAGCACCGCCACCAGTTCCACCACCTGCCAAGTCTGTGCCAACTCCACCGCCACCGCCTGCATAGGTGACAGATGAACCTGTGATTGAATTTGCGGCACCTGCTCCGCCAGCGCCACCTGCTTTTGTTACTGCCGTTCCGCCAACCGCACCAGCACCGCCACCACCGCCGCTTGAACCAGAGGTTGAGCCATTCCCTCCGTTGTTTCCTTGACCTGCTAGAGAAGCGCCGCCCACACCATTTTGACCAGCAGGGTTTGCGTATCCACCGCCCCCAGAACCGCCAACCGTAGCGTATGGACCATAAGCCCACGCGTTATCTGCACCATGACCGCCGGGCAACGCGTATAAAGAACCTATGGATGAAGTCCCACCAGGCGCGCCAAGACTTGAGTTTGTTATTGAACCTGTGCCACCTGCGCCGACAGTTACAGTAAGAACTCCAGCAGGGATAAAATAAGAAGTGTTATAGACATAACCACCACCACCGCCACCACCACCGGTTTGCCAAGCACTACTGTGACCCGTTCCACCACCACCGCCGCCGCCAATGAGCAAGATTTCACAAGTGCCACCGACTCCAATAGTGATGGAACCCGAGCCTGTGTACTTGATGATGGTCTTGCCAGCGCGAGATGATGTGTCAATCGTTGGAGATCCAGTCGTAGCCGTGTAAGTGGCTTTTGGTACTCCACCGGCACCGAACGGAAATCCTGTTAGTAACGGACTCATTATTGCCCTCTCCTATTACGCGAACTTAGTTGCTCCGCCAGCGAGTACCGTATAGGTACTTGCGGCGGTTTTGATAATTGTAAATGAATACGAGTCAATCGCCGAAGCGTTACCAGCCGAAGGCGCAGTACCACCTGACCACTTAGGCGTTACGGAAACTCCGTCAATCTGAAATGCACTTGCGTAGTAAGGTGTCGCTCCGTTGGTATTGAGAAATACGACAGAGATAGCCTGACCGGTAGCGAGTAAAGTGTTAAGAGTTGTTCCAGAGTTGCCTCGGAAATTAAGCGTAAAGTTAGCGGAAGCGTTCGTTGTGTAATAGAGAACGCCTTGTGTAATACAGTCGAAGTTGATTACACCTGTAGCCGCAGTCGCAGAAACGGTTGTCGTTTCAATCGGTCCGGTAAAATAATCTGACGCAAGAGTTTTATTTGTCAGCGTATCGGTAGTCGCACGACCTACGAGCGTATCTGTTGATGTTGGAAGTGTAAGCAATCCGGTATTGGAAATCGAAGCAATAACCGGAGTCGTAAGAGTTTTATTAGTAAGTGTCTGAGTTCCGGTTAAGGTAACTACGGGAAGATTTGTTGTTACGTTCACACGAAGGTCGGTGATGTTTGCGGTCACGATAGACGTTACGTTCGCGCCAACGAGAACCTGAGCCAATGCGATTGAGTTTGTTGGCGTTGATGGTACGACAGGAGAAGCCGCAGGAGTTCCGGTGACAACGTTCACGGCGACAGTATTTGTTACGCCCGTGTAATAAGAATCTGAAACAGTAAGGCAGATGAGATCAATGCGAGGATTCGTAGGGTTTGATGTTGCGATAGCCGCATTAACGGTCGCATCGTTGTAGGCGGTATAAACACCCATATTTGACTGATACGTTCCGAGGATAGCCGCCCATCCGGAAGCGATATTGACGGACATATTAGGCGTTCCGTTTTGCGTTACGGCGAGAGAGGATGCTCCAATAATTCCTGTCGTTGCGTAAAGTGCTTGCATCGATAGGCGGTCATTTTCCGCAGGATGAGATCCATTTTGTAACCAACTTGGCGGTGTTCTTAAAGCCATTTCATCCCCTTAGATATAAGCATTGTTCCATTGTACCGTTGCGTTTGTTATGCCGTAAGTCGTTCCAGTACCTACGAAGTAGAACTGATTAACTCCCGGCTGAGCCGCAAACCATTGTGACGAGCCGAGTAATAGATTACGGGCAGGGTTTCCGTTCAATAGAACGGTTCGGTTGAGCAGGTCGATGGTAATAATATCGGATTGAGCCATCGTGTAATTGAAACTAATAGCCTGATTCGTCGTAGAGTTACCAACCACCGGATTTGTTACCGGTCCATAAATAGTGATTACGGGATATGTATTTATGTATCCGCTATTTGTAATCTGAACTGACTGAGTATTAGAGCCACCGCCATAGGTAAGCGGATAGACGCGAGGATATGTACGACCAGTCGGAGTCGTATAAGTCATCGTCGCAGTCTGAGTCGTGTTGTCGTAGTAGCGAGGATCTGGGCAAAAGAAGGTGTATTCGGCTCGAATAAGTCCGTAGGTATAGTCAGGATCTACAACGGTTTTGCGGCTTCGTACGCGAGCGTTAATGAACTGTAATCCACCGGCAGGAGAGAGTTGGAATTGAAGCGGAGTCGTACCACTTTGCTGAGGAATTAGAGCGGTTTGAAGAGTATTAAAGTTTTGAGGCGCAGTCTGACCATTTCCGGGAAGTATCTGCATCTGAATCGTAATTGTTCTGCCGCCGAGGAAATCCCTACCGGAAAACATACCGTCCTGATAACCCCTATTGGCATCCTGAACGCGAAGGGTAGGCAAGCCTTCAAGCCCATCGACCATTGTAATTTGATAAGGCGAGTTTGCTCCGCCGAACACGAAGCCATTGAAGGCGAACGAATAGTAATTTAACGAAGTAACGGTGGCCATTAACTCACCTTCATCGGTACTGGTGGGATAACCAGAGGCGTACCAACCCGAAGAGCCGTAGCCGCGGCATTAGGATCAGCGAGGTTGATTCCGGTTACTGTTTGCTGATTATAGACGTTATACGTTACCGGAGCAGTCTGACCACTATTCAGAGCGTCTTGCGTAATTCGAGAAGTGTTTGAAGTATTTATGCCAAACGAGCCATCTCCGACAGTAATAGCGGCACCACCAAGAGCGACAATCTTGTTTGAGGTAGCGTCTAACTGTTCCTGTAAAGTTTTGAGTTGATTCATCGTGGAGTCAGAAATGGCCTTAATTGACTTGTCGAAGGCATCCTGAGCCGATAATAATGAAGCCGCGAGTGTTTCCTTAGACTTAGTAAGAGCGGCATCCCTAGCCTCTCCTGCGGCTTTTGTAGCCTTGTCCAGAGTAGCCTGAGCATCAGCCATCGCCTTGTCGAAGGTGTTTCTTTCCTTAGTTAAGGAATCGAGAAGCGAGTTAGCGTTATCAGTCAGTTGCTTGTTGAGATCTACATTAACCTGAGCGAACTGTTGAGCGAGAGCCTGATTTGCGAAATGAACGCCATCGTTTAACTCGGTGGCGAGTTCAGTCACTCCATTTTGAGAAGCATCTTGAACCTTAGCGTAAAGATCCTTAATCGAATCCTGAGTTTCGGGCGTAGCAGTCAATATGGACTGGGCAAGAGCATCACCCTGAGCCGGTCCTTGTGAGATTACTTCGTCAATAAAACTTTGATTGTATCCGGCGGCGGCTAACACTCCGGCATCCTTTTGAAGTTTTGTAATCTGAGCGAACTGATCCTGTAACTGACTTACCAATCCACTTGCGCTCATTCCGCCAGCAGTAAAAAGTTTGCCGAGGTCAATCTTCGTAGCACTAGCGAAGGCGTTAGTCATCAAGTCAATCGACTGCTTGATTATTGAAGCGCGTTGCTCAGTAGCCTTCTGCTCAATCTGAATTGCCTTGTCAGAATACTGTTGTGTAATGTCAAGGATTTTTTGAGCGTGGGATGACTGTAGGCTTTCGGTTTGACTGTCGTGGGCAATTTGAGCGTTGGCAATCGCATCGTCGTACTTTGTTTGAATAGCCAGAGATTCGTCGCCGAACTTTGTGTTTGCGGCTAATTTCTTCTCATCGAGAGTTGTACTAGCCGCATCCATCTTGTTTTGACGATCAAGCAGGGCGGCATCCATCTTCTCTTGAATCTTTACTGCCTCATCGTCAAGAGTTTTAATCTTAGCGTTGCGAGCCGTAAGAGCCTTCTCAGCGGCAACGGCGGCCTTATCAACATTTCCAGCGGCTCCGAGGTTGCCACCAATTCCGGTTTCGCCACCAGTTCCCGTAGATCCAGCACCGGCAAGCGAACTGCTAAAGGTAGGAAGAACGATTTTTTTATTAGCCAGCGAATCTAGTCCAGCACCGAACTTGCCAACAGATAGAGCGGCCTCGTCGATACCCTTACCGAGAGCCTTAAAAGGCGCACCGAGTACCGGTATCTTCGCAATCGTATCCACGACCTTAGCGACGGCTCCGAGTAAATATCCGAAACCTTCTACGATAGTTTGGATAACGCTAACGATAACCTTTCGCAATCCTTCGTGCGTATTCCATAAGTTAATGAGTTGCTTTAACCAATTACCAATCGTGACGTTGTAAAGAAACTCGATTCCCGGAACGATTACCCCAGAAATAAACTCCATGAGTTTAGTAAGAATTGGCATGACTACTGCGCCAACCTTTACCGCCACATCGTCGAACTTACTTTTAAGCACTTCCATCTGTCCGGCGAAAGTCTTGGTATATCCAACGGCTTGACCACCAATTTTGGCGTTTAATTCATCCATTGCCTTAGCGACGGCTTGATTCTTAGGTAGATGAGCATCGAGGGTGATACCGAACTCCTTAAACGCCCTCGCGCTTCCCATCGTTCCCTTTTCGAGAGTCATAGCGGCGGCCGCAAGATCTTCATGCTTATAGCGAGCGAGATCAGCCGCCATCGTCATCAACTTAGTTGATTGAGAAACGGAACCTGTTGCGGAGATGAGTTTTGTATAAGCCGATTCAGTAGATGCGACGGAGAAACCTAAACTGCCCATCTTCTCGGTAGTCGCTTGTACGACCTCACGATTAGCCGAAGTATTTTGCTTGGCATTATTCATCGCAGTCGAAAGTTGTTCGGTGGCGACCTGCGTTTGCTCGATGGCCTTTACTGCTTCGTGTAACCCTTCCACGAGCATTTCCGTACCCCTAGCCATCAAATTGCCAGCGAATACGCCGAGCATTGTTGTTTTCAGGGATTCGAACTTAGTTTTTTGAGCAGTAGCCGCATCACCGATTTTGTTCATACTTTCGGTTGCCTGTGTAACCGCGGCGGTAAGGTTAGAGAGTTGAACTAGGATCTCGACATTTAGCGGTGGGATTTCACCTGCCATTGACTATGCTCCCATCGCTTTGCGGACTTCTTCTCTGATATACGCAGAGGCTAAGCCCGATTGTACCAAGTAATCACGCGCCGGAATCATATAAGGAAACTTGACTCCACTCTTCCAGCGAGGGCTGCCAAGTTCAACCGCTCGCGCATATTCAGCACCCGAACTCGCAGACGCTTTGTAGGTTTCGAAACCCATGCGCTCGACAGATCCCCCGCGGATATTTCGTACAAGATTACCCGTAGCCTTGTTCGGACCTTCACCCGTTCTCGGTCCAATATGAGGATTGTGCCTAAGCCTGTTGTTACTTTGAATTGGCGGGTTAATTACTTGGCTGGCATTGCTAATTGCCCTGCGCACAAGTTCAGCAGTAATTCGTTGAGTAGCGCGATAACCGGCATTATCCATCCGTCCTTGCCACGCTTTAAGGGCGGCGAAAACTTCTTCCCGGTTATCGCTCATTTCTCCATCTTCTCGGCTTTCACCTCTTCAACCGCATCGGCGATTGCCAGTAACCAACTAGCCTGATTTGATGGAAGGTTATCCACCTGCTCAGGAGTCCAACCGAACTTTTCGGCGAACTTGTAATAAAACCACTCGTTGTCCGGATAGTTAAATTGGTCTGACCGCTGAAATCCTTTTAAGGCGTCTTTTAAGCGGTCAAGTTTTCTTTTGGGCTATCAGGATTTTTGATGTTGTCGTCAGTATCTCGGAAATCGGGGAAAATGATTTCGGTCATCTCTCCCGTATGCTTCATCAGTTCGAGATAGTCAGGGATATCGAGTTCGTCAATGCTCTCTGCTCTAACGGAAGGAATCAGAAGGTTAAACGACCAATCCTCGATGATAATTTTCAGCAGAGCGTCACCGATAGCGATAGATCTCTCGGCCTGTGAATCAGAATTGCTTGCGAGCATAAGTGCCTTGCGATCCTTTACTTTTAACTCGCTAGGATCTTTTAGAGTTACTGTTGCGCCAGACTTTAGTGTGATTTTCTTTGACATTTTTTGCCTCTCTTAGTTTGCCTTCGATTATCTTACAGGGTAGGGCAGTAGGGGCGCGGGATTCGTGAAGGCAGACGAATCAACCTGCCGCCCCTACTACGATTTGTTACGCTACCGAGGTCGTTACGGCGTTCTTAACGACCCACTTGATAGGTGAGTATCCAACGGAGCCGGCATCTGTGAGGTTGCCTTGTGCGTTGAAATCGACAACGACTTCGACATAATCTTTTGAGCGTTCAATAACTGCGAGGGTGTATGCGCCCTTAGTCATTGTTGCTTGGATAGAAGTCTGTGTCGCGCCAGATCCAGTTGTCCAGTTAAAGACGAGTGCTGGCTGAGCGTTGGTGAGGTAGTTAGTAAGTTGCGTATCGTTTTCCATAAGGAAAGTTGCTTTGCCGGTAACTTCCAACGCTCCAACGAATACGGAGTAAGGAGTTTGTACGTTTGAGATTCCGTAGATAGGAGTGACGGGGCGCTTCATGTCGATATTGCCCTGAGTCGAGTTGGAGATAGTTGTACCCGCAACGCTTACTGTTCCAGTCCATACAACCGAAGGGAGAACGGTTGAGAAAGACGGAGTTGGTGTTGAGGTGGTAGCAGACTGCCAGCCGGTTGATTTTGCGTCGTACTCTAAAAGTCCGTCAGCGTTCCACTTCAAGGAGAAATCGTGGAACTGATGACCTGCCCATGAGCGAACGTTTGCTCCGTAGAAATCCAAGAGTGTGTACGCGGAAGGCTGAGCATCAGCGGCGGCGGTAGCAGAGTTCTTGACTGCGAGAGTATGAACGTATGGTGCTGATCCGGTGACTACATCCTCACCCAATACGCCAGCGAGAGGGTAGATGACTGTATCGGCGAATACTGCTCCACCGAAATCGAAAGTCGAGTGAATACGGCCTTGAAGGTAGTTGTAATTTTTAACGAGAGATCCACGCAAGCCCTCATCGTAGAGCGGTGTGTAAATATCCTGCGGCTTTAATGTGTTAGCGATAACAGGGATATAAGCCGTTGGTGTTGTTACGGCGGTGCCTTTAGTTGTTTCTTTGGCAATACCTACGTACGACCGGTGGGTATTTTGAACTGTCACTTACTCACGCTCCTTGCGTTGTGTCAGACGAGGCTGACTGTGTTGGTGTTGTTTTCTTTGGTGTCGAAGCAAGAGTTACATCGGCTGAAATAATCTCATCCGCAGACTCGAAAGTGTCTCCCGGCTTGACAGTAATTTTAAGAGTTGGGAACTCTTTTACCTCATCGCCGTTGTATTGGTACGTTGCCATTGTTCTCCTAAGCCTGAATCATTTGTGTAACATCGAATCGAATCTCCGCAAAAGTTTCCGTCGCTCCACTATCTGAGGTCGAAGGCTCACCATACAGGCACTCGATAACCGGTTCCGCACCTTGCCAGACATTAACCTGAGAGGAATCTCCGAAGTTATGACTTGCCCGAAGCGTATTTTTAATGTTGTCGATAAGTGTATCAAAATCTGCCATTGCATCCTCGGAGTTATTTTGAACCGAGTGATGAAATACTTGTAATATCACCTGAAAATCGACACGCTTCCAACCATTAGTCGCACCGCCAATAGCCAGACGAGTTTCGCGCTCTCCGGCGATAAAGATTACAACCGCGCTACGAGATAACTGTCCAGCCGTGGCATTTACCTGAAAGTTGATGCGCTTTGGGAACGAGGTAAAAATCTGATTGAGCGTAGCAATATTCGCACCGGTCAGGTACGAGTAAAGAGTAGAGCGTAACTGCTTGCGACCGACTGCCATTAGCGCATCCGTCGGAACGGAGCCAATAACTGCTTGGCTAGTTCGAGATCAGTACCAAATACGGCACCTGCCGCCGGTCCAGCAGTAGCACGAGTCGTGATTGCCATAGTCAGGGAGTTATCTCCACGAACTTTGAGAAAGTCAGTCGTTGCCAAGATGGCCGCCTCTTTAATAGCCTGAGGCATATTGCCAACGGCTACGCCCGAAGCGTGGGCATATTTCAGGGCGGAAGTAATCGCCACGGTGCTTGAACCATAGACATACGAAGGAGATACGACTACCTGCTCTGTATATTGGCCATCGTAAATCGTGACGACAGTTCCGGCAGTCAGTCCAATCGGGTCGATCATTGTGAAAGAGGTTTGACCAGCCGTAGCCGTGTTGATTAAACCATTACAGAATCCGGCGCAATAGTTATATGAGGCATATACACGGGATCTCGACAACGGCGGGAAGCCGAACGACAACGGACCCTGAGAGGAATAGGAAAGCCCTACCTGACTTAACGGCATGACGATTTGGGATTTCTCGAACCATGCGCTTTGTAACGCTCCATCGGTTACGGGTGTCAGAGCGTTAGGGGTAGCACCATACGAAAGGGAGTTCAGAGCCACGACGTTGTTATAGTCAGGGGAAATGACCATGAAGCCTTCTTGTGTAATTCTTGTCCTCTGCTGCTCCTGAAAGTTCTGAGCAATAAGAGGCTGATTGACGTAAATATCTATCCATGACGAGGCTCGTTGAATTACGGAAGCAAGTTCGGCATCTTGCTGAGCAGACGTTCCGCCTACGACGAGGTTGTTGTAGTCGATAGCGGTCGGGGCGTTCTTGTATTCAGCAATCGTCAAATACGAGCCTGACTGAAACTGCGTTATCGGCGAAACTGCTGAGGTCATTTATTTACTCTCCGTCTGCTTTAGGATCTACGGCTTCGTGTCCACAACGAGAACACAATTTGAACCATGAACCGAATCCACACTTAGCGCAATTATAGCCGCGACTGTTATCGCCCGTAGTGTGTAATGCTAAATTGCCCTCAGTAAAACCTTCAGCCTTCAACGCTTTAATATCTTTTGGATTTTCTACTGAATAGAGTCCATCTCGTCCGGCTCGAATAACTTTACTGCCGGACTGCCTTTTGATTTCGACCTCTTTAGCGAAGCCATCTCTCGGTACTAATCTTGACACTTTCTTTGCCTCTCTTTAGTAAAAAAGGGGAGAGAGCCACGTTCGACCCTCTCCCCTTTTTATTTAATTACTATGCAGAAATGATACCTGATACTGCGCCGTTCCAAGCAGGAGCAGAGCAGAAGAAGGTGCCACGGAAGTACGTTGAAAATTCGTACGCGAACTGTGTGACCGGCCATTGTATGCCCATGTAGTCCTGTACGAGGTAATTAGCCCAGATATCGCTGACCTCTGTGTCAGGAATTGGAAGTGTGTAAGAGAGAACAGGTGAAACACCCTGTGGAAGCCACGGATGAACTGTAAGAGGAACGCTCTTACCTGTTACTTCGTTCACGATTCCACCAACTACTGAGCCATAAGTAACACCGGATGTTTCGTCCTGTGTAATTTGAAGACGGTAGTTAGCATTTGCTGAACCCTTAATCGCATCTGACAACTGCTTGCGGTCTGAACCGTTGATGAGGATCTCATCTGGATCAGCCTTAACTGAGTTGTAAAGATTTGCGAATACGGTCTGGTACTCAGTTCCCGGATTTGTGTTCGAGAAAGTTGAGTTGATTGAGTTGTTATAGCCAGAGTTTGAACCGAGGACTGTTGGAAGGATTCCGTCGTAACCTGTTGCGTATGCTGATGTATCAGCAGATGCGCGAGAAGCGGCGGCACCGGTTGTTGAGAACGCGGCGTTGTTTCCTGTAAGTCCAGTAGCGCCAGCACCCTGAATTGTGAAGGTACCGGTTCCCTTTAGAGTTCCCTGATACTTGAGGTTTGCTGCGCCGGTTGTTGTACCGACATAGATGTTGTATCCAAGTGCGCCAGCGACAGGTGTAGAAACTGTAACTGTAAGAACTGCGCCAGATCCAACGACCTGTGAAGTTTCTGTACCGAGGATTGACTCACCGAAACCAGATGAAGATACGCCAGCGTCAGCGGTGACGTTGATGTAATAAGTTGTAGCGGCGAGAGCGACCTGTGAACCTGATGTTGCAGGAGCGGCCTTTGTAAATGTTGGAGCAGAAATTGCGCCAGCATAACCTGATGCAGTACCACGAGCCATGAGCATCATGCGCTCTTCCATCAACATTGTTGCGTAAAGTGTTGATGTTGATGACAACTGACGGAGATCTTGGTAACCAAGTCCGGAGAAGTTAGCATCGAAGGAAACGCTATCTGATAGTGAGTAAGAGTTGTAAGGCAAGATAATGTCATCGGCTGTGTACGAAATCTTTGAACCACGCTCGAAGTTAATTGAACCGAAAGCAGTAGTTGTTGACTCAGTAATTCCTGGCCAAATCTGTCCTTGTCCACCTGTACCTGTACCTGTGTAACCGGTGATGCGCTTGATACGGTGTGAAGTACCTACGCCCTTCTTACGAGGGATACGGTTACGAAGTGGTGTTGGGCGAGGTGTAAGCAACTTCGCAGGTGCTTCGAGGTCGAAGGCTGCGAAAGAGGTTGAGAGTGGGCTTGTGAGCGAAATATCCTTCTGCATATCTTGAACTGCAAGACGCTGAGCGGCAATCGCATTGTTAAGTCCAGCGAGAGCATCCGGAGCGAGTGACTTTGTAGCCGCAAGTGCTTCGAGTGCGCCAGCAGGATCTTGTGCTGGTGTTAAACCATTTGTGTTTGGAAGTGAGAAAGACTTATTCAGTTCAGACTGAAATTCGTCCATCTTCTTAGCGGCCTTTTTAGGTGAAATATCTTCACCGAAAAGGTCTGCTGCTTTAGGGGCTTGAAGAGCCATTGTATTCCTTTCGGGTTAGTTATCTTCGCTAACGACTTTGCCGGACTTCTCTAAATATTCTTTTTCGAGAGCCTTGTAGCCTTTAGCGAGGATTGGATCTGAGGTTGCTGATGCCTTTAGGCGATACTCAGCGGCTTTGATTAGGAGTTCGTTTGTGTCATTAACCGCAACGCGACCTGTCCTCTTCGGACCACCGCCCACGACTGCTGACTTAGCAATTACGAGTTCCGATTCAAGAGCCATTACCTTTTCGTTAGCCGCCTTAATTGCGACCTCGTATTCGGCAATCTCAGCCCTGACCGTATCGGTAGCACTCTTTGTTGCTTTCTCGATGATAGCCGTTACTGACTTCTCATCAAGAACATTAGTTTCGGTTGCGACTTCGGCAACCTCATCTGCCTTGACCTCTTCTACGAGATCTTCGGCAGGAGTTTCGGCAGGAGCATCTTCGCCCTCTGCTGACTTAATACTTCCAGCGTTTTGCTCCGGAGTTACAATTTGAGCAGTCGTCACGTTAGAAACTTCGCCAGTAGCAACGACGATTTGTTCCTTGCCGTGGGCATCTCCGACTTGGTGGCATCCACACTCTAGGCACTTAGAAATGCTGGCAGACTTATCAGCCTTATCGCATCCCTTACACATCTTATCGTCGCATCCACCATCGGCCTGACAAGCAACGCAACCGTCGCAATCGCAGCCGGCAGATCCATCCATTTCATCGCTCTCAGCGGCAAGATTAATGAGCGCATCTGACTTCATGCCGACCTCGTTATCTTCATCGAGTTCGCCATCACGGAAATTGAAAAGGTGCTTCAAGGCAGAGAGCAGGGTGTCAATGTCATCACGCTCGTCTGAATCTGTTTCTGCGACTTCCTTAGCCTCAGAGATAATGAGTTGAGCAATACCACGACGAGCAATATCGTACGAGGCTTGGTCGAACTTTTTAGCATCTGCGGCGATTTCTTTAATGATATCTGCAAGCATTTTGTTTCCGTTCTCTGTTAGTGACTTATCGGCCTTTGCCTTGTATTTTCCGCCACGCTTTTTGTATTCATTAACTACCCAAGCGTTAGCGACCGCAGACGGATAAACGTCGAACTTCTGCTTTGCTTCGGCTTTTACTTTTGCGTAAAGATTTGCGTCTGCCGGCTCGGACTTTTCTCCACCGGACAACATATTTTCGTAATCAGGCTTATTGGCTTTTTTAACCATTTTCTTTGCAGATATTTTATCTGCTAAAGCGTTTAGTGCGGCGGCATGACTAGAAAACGGAGTGTCCTTAAAATCTTGAGTCAATGCGCTAGCGGCATTGCGTAAAGATTCTGATGCTGATGCATTATCTCCACCCAAAAGGCTGGCATGAGCATCGTCTATGTGACTCTGAGCATCTTCCGCTACTTGATTTGTATCCATGACAAGAGCAGACATTGGCTTTCCGGCAGAGTGATTATCGACGAAAGTTTGACCTCGTGTTGATGCAATCTGATCTTGAATCTTTCCGAGAGCCGCACCATGTTCACCGTTAGGTGGAGTCCAATCTGCGCCACCCTGATTTGGACCTTGCCCTGAACGACCGCCGCCACCGTCGCCGGAAGTGAAACGACCACCTTCTCCATGATTCTGATTGTATTTTTCGATGAATTCCTCAACCTGTACGAGATTAGGCTCGCCCTCGACACTCTTAGCGAGCATCAGTTTGGCGTTTGGGTTAGCAGGGCGATCTACGAGGGAAACCTCAACGATTTGCCCGTCAATAATTCGACCATTAGCGGCCTTCTGGTCACGCACGACTCGTGGTGACTTGATACCGATAGAGAATCCCTTTAGCACTCCGGTTTCGACTTTCTTCACCGACACGGGATCCACAACGAGAACGGAAATGTAATGACCATCAGGCTTTGACTCATATTCCTTCGCAACGCCAGCGGCAATCGAAGAGTGTTGCTCGCGGATATTTCCACCGGACTTGAACCACTCAGGCATCGCAGATGATAGCCAAGCGTCGTCGCAGATTTGCTGGTCAATATCTAAGGAATCATCTGTTGCCTTGCCATACACAAGGAGCGAGCCATCGTCCTGCTTTTCTTGCTTGATGATAGCGGCGTATGAATTAGCGAAATCTGTTGCCATTGTTGACTTCTCCTTGTCGAACTTAGATGAAACGCTTTCTGCCCAAGACTTACCAGCATCTCCGCCCCACGCATCCCAAGCGACACGACCCGGTGACGGAAATCCTTTTTCGCCTTGATTAAATCCTTCTGCTTTCTTATCAACCTCATGACGAGCAAAAAAACTCACCATCCGACTGATTGTATCTTTAGAAACTGGATTGCGGTTTGCCAACTGCGAAGCGCGAGATCTACCTGTGTCGGTAAAACCCCCGCCGGCGTGTCCCTCTTTAATCCAGTCGAGAGCGCGCTTAGCGGCGGCGGCTACTTCGGCTGGTGGTGTAAATGTATTTTCCATCTTAGGCTGAATAAAGAACTGACACCGCGCCGGTACTTGTTCCCGCGGCTGAGATTGCGTAAATTGTTTCGTTACCATGCATCCAGACTTGAAAAGTTCCAGAAGTTGCGGCGATTAAATGTCCGCCATTAGCACCTGAAGCGGCAGTTACGCTTGCATCTCCTACATAAACTGCCGCGCTATCTCGATTCTGAATTGAAACGGCAACGTATCCGACACCATTAGGCAGGGTAACGATAGGTGTTGGCGTAGTTCCGACAGTAATGTTGTTATGAATAAGTGCCATAAGGGTTTAATCCTTCTCTGAGATTATTCGTAAATTGTAACGGTTATTTTTTTATTCTGCCGAATCTTCGAACGGTACGAACCCTTCAGGAATATCCTCAGCCGGTACAGTTAAACATCGGCAATTAGGATGAAGAGGAATATCCTCAGCCGTGTAACCATTACTAAAAGTGCCATCGACGTCTGCTACTTCTCCATCGATATCGCACTCTTCGTCATCGGGGTCGCTAGCCGCCCATTGAATTCGCTCAACACCCAGAGCAGAGAAGGAATCTCTCGAAGCGGCATTAGCGGCTCGTGAGCCTTCTGTCAGCGCAATCATTAACGAACGTTCTGGCGAAGATAACGAATCCTCAATCATCGAGGCAAGTCTTGTCGGACTGGCACCAATAGCGAAACCATCTGCCAACTGAGTGCCGAGTAAGTCATAACTGCTTTTGTTCATATCTAGCGACTTAATCTCGACCTCACCCAGTAATTTTTGAAGCCCACCCGGTGGCCTAAGTAAAGCCTCAGCCGCCAGATTTCCCGGTGTCCATGTATCCCAGTTGATAGCGTTATCCAGAATTGCAGTTGCCCACGCCATCGAATCCCAATTATGAACCGGCTTCGGTGCTTTCTTAGATCTCAGAATCTTTCCGAAAGCATCATAAGTCGAAGCGACTCCTAAGACGTACATTTCGGCGTAGTGTTGGCGTAGAGCAGACTTCAACGCATCACGACTTATCGTAACGTTATGCATCGCCCACGCCCTAGCCCTAGCCCTGTCCTGAGATATGAACTCACTCGCAATCGGGTGCGTGTGCATGTAATCGGCAACCACCTTCCGCCCATCGACGCTTTGTTTCAGGGCGGCGCGAATCTTAATAGCGGCTCGGCTGGCTATGCGCCCATCGACTTGATGAACGCCATGATTCATTGCAGGTAAGCCTTAGCGAGAGATTTCATCGTGTCGAGATCTCCGTC